GCATTCACGATTAAGCTGCCCTCGCGCAGCGGTGCCCCGGCTGTTCTGAAAATGGTTTGACTTGCAGGGGCTTCGTTCAGCGTGGTGACGCAGGCAACCAGGGCCACGGCTGCGGTTCCCCAGGAATAGGCGGGGTATTCCTGCAGGGTAACCAGGCCGGTGGTGTAGTCGATGCTGCCCACGGCGGTTCCCGCGTTGGTTGTGGGCGACCAGTCTTTGATGATGGAGCCGTCGCGGTCGTGAAAGCGTTGGCCGGCAAAATCAAAGATCACGCTGTTGGCTATGATGCGCCGCTCGCTGGTCGGCGTCAGGTCGATGGTCATCGGCGGGATCGGGCGCGTGGTGGTCTGCACTTCGCCGTTGTCGGCCGGGGTTGTCCAGCGGATAGTGGCGGGCGCGCCTGCAACATAGGATTCTGTCCCGCTTTCTGAACTGCTTTTCCAGTATCCCTCGTCGGTTTTATGCATTCGGCGGTAGCTGTAGCCGACTCTTGCGCTGAAGTTAATTTCGCCGGTCGCGTAGTTCACGGTGCCCAGGATTACCCCGTTCCAGGAGCGCCGAAGGTTGCCTGCGCCGTCGTCGGTCAGGGTTGCGTTAACGGTAGCATAGTCATACCGCGTGGCGGTTCCGTATGCGGTTGCGTCGTATGTGAAGGCCGTGGTTATCCGACGCAGGGCCACGGCCACAGTCACCGATCCTTCTTTCATGTCGGTCATCGGCGTGAACGTGGTGGTGCCGCCTTCATTGACGACGACGTCCTGGTTGTTCTTCGCGGTGCCGCGCCAGTCGGTGTAATCGATGGTGTAATCGCCGTCGGTAGCCGCTGGTGCCGGGTCTGGTGAAATGAAGATCAGCCCGGTGGCGTAACTCACGGTGCCGGTGCCGTCCCCGGTCAGGTTGCCCGCGCCGTCGTCGGTCAGGGTTTTTGCGGTACCGCCGCTGAACCATGAAACGGCGATGCTTAGCGGAGCGATCGGGCGCTTTTCCTGTGTTGTGCTTAGCGTGATGGACATTCTTTCGCTCCTTATGCGGTGAAGGCTTCGCCGATTTCAATCCGGACGATCGGGGTTGCGGGGGTGCTGGTGCCGGCTTCGATCACGGTGCCCTGCTTTTCGCCCCAGGCGATGATGATCTCTGTGCCGGCGTCGGGTAATGCCGCCAGGGTGAATGCCGCGGTACCGGTGGCGTAATCCACGGTTCCGGCTCCGTCGCCTTCTAGTTCCCCCGCGCCCTGGTCTTTCAGAAAGTACCAGCTCCCCTGTGCGCGGTATTCCACGGAAAGGGTGGCGATCGCCGCGACGGGGTCGGTTTGGTATACCCAGGTCAGCGATCGGGTTTGCTGGTTGACCTCCAGCGATGCCTGTTTGGTTTGCTGGCTTATGGCGGCGCCTGGTGTGAAGGTGATGCTGGTTGAGTAGCTTGTGCTGCCGCCCGAATATACCGCTCGAACTTCGCCGTTCAGGTAGTCCACCACGCTAAGTTCTTCGTTGATGCGGTTGCTGCCGCCTGTGTGCTCAAGCAGGCCGCCCCGGTCGCTGTACTCGCCGTTGGTGCCGGTGATGGTTAGGGAGCCTGGCACGATCGCGCGGCCTGTGTAGTAAACGCCCGCCCCGTTTGCGTCTGTGGTTACGCCGCTTATGTTGGATATTGTGACGGGCTGTGTGCTGGCTGGCCTGATGATTGAGGCCAGTGCGCCGGCGGCCTGATCGGTAATGGCGTTTTCGGATTGGGCGCTGGGCACTAAAGGTGCAAATGCGCTGGCCACTTTTATGACGCGGTCGCCAACGGCAGCCGGGGCGATCAGAGGCGAGGCGCCCATGTACTTTGCGGCGTCGGCGACTTGGGTTCGCAGGATCTTTGTGCTGCTTTTAATGTTGCCGGTGGGGCTTGGCGGGCTGCCCTGGAATTCCTCGCGCAAGGGTTGCGCCAGTTCAATCGTGTAGGTTTTGAGCCGGAATGGGTAATAGCTGTTGCCCCGGTCTTGTATGAAGGTCTGTTCGCCAATTTCGACGCCGGTTACCCGCACGTATTGCTCGACGCCCGCGGTCAGGTCTGTAAAAACGAATATCTGCCCGGGCTCTGGGTCACGCTGGTTGTTGGGGAAAGCCAGGGCCTGGACCGCGCGCTGGCCTGAAAGCTGCCGGCCCCATAGCCAGAACGATGCCTCGGTGCTGGCGACAACGTAGCTCTCGATTCGGTCTTGCGCTTCGGCACGGCGGTCGGTGTGGCTGCCTGTGGTGAACAGCAGGGCGTGTACGTTCGGGTCGGTTGGCCGTTGGCTCAGGATGGTGTGTGCGCCGAGTAGCGTGTCTTGGTTGGCGGCGTTGATGTACAGGTACAGCTTTCGCAGATTCACGCGGCCATAAACCCGGTCTACCCGCGAAATGTCGGGGAACGTGTTATTGACTTTGCCGCTGACAACCAGCCGGCCACTCATTCGCCCGCCGCCGTCGTCGGTGTCGGCCATCACTTCGGATTCGGCGAGTACGATCTGGTCGCTGGTTATTGTCACGGGGTGATCTCCATTAGGTTGATGGTGATGGCGTAATCGTGTTCGGCGCTGGGGTTTGCTTTGCGAATAATTTCATCAGCCTCTAGTGCAGGCCGGCGAAACATCACGTTGAAGGTGCGATCCCAAAGCGCGAGCGTCAGTGTTTGGTAGGGCACACTCGCCATGGCGTACAAAGCCTGCAATGTGGCGCGCGTTATCCAAGCACCGTCGGGGCCGCCGTAAAGGGTGATTGGCCGGCCGTCTTGACGGGTGCCCTCTTGCACAACCAGGTTGCCAATCAGGCTGTAGTCCGTGCTGTGCTCAACGGGGCTCCATGCAAACTCATCGTTCCACTGAAGGCCGAAGGGCAAGTCAATAACGGTGGTTCCGTCTGTGAGGGTGATCTCGGTTGCCATCAAACGCTCCTAAGGCCGGCTTGTTCTAGTATTCTTAACAAGGCTTGTGGGTCTTCAGTTTGTATTTCGGTTTGGCCACCACCAGGGCTTTGCAGCACGATTATCTGCCGTGAGCTAGATTGGCTTTGCTGGTTATTTGTGGTGGTGTTGCGCTGGCGATCGGAGGCCTGACGCTCACGCTCTGCCCTGTCCTGGTCGCGCTGGCGATCGGCGGCTTCTTTTTCACGGTCGTTTTCGGCTTCGGCGCGGTTGCGCTGTTCGATGGCGTTGATCTTTTGTAGCTGATCCAGCGCTTTGCCGTAGTCAGCGGCGGCGTTGTCAGCGCCTTCTTGCTGTGCCTGCCTTTGCATTTCTAGTAGGCGCTTCTTTTCGGCTTCGTACTGCAGCCGTTGGGCTTCTTCCGTATCGCCTTGAATCTCGGCAAGGCGCTGGCTTAGGGAGTTCAGGGTGGATTCTGCGCTGCTGTTCAGACTGTCTAGTTTGTCGCGGGCGGAGTCGATCGCGCTTTGCAATCCCGACAGGCGCTGGTCGTCCAGCAGCGAGAACTTGTTGGCGGCGTTGTCGCTTAGGCGGGCCAGTTCTTCCATTGAGTAGGCGCCGGCCTGGACTTTTTCTGTCAGCTCTTCTACGGCTATTGCCTGGTAGTAGAATTCCTGCCGTGCTTCAGCAGCAGCCAGACCAACTTCGGTAAACCATATACCCAGACCGTTTATTTGCTCTCGCGCTTTGGCAATCTGGGTGCTGAATCGATACACCGTCTCCCGCGTCTTTTCTAGCGAAGCGTCCAGGTTCTCGCTGTCTTCTACAAAGGCATCCATGCCCATTTTCTTTTCAAACAGATTTCGCGTTGCAGCACTTAGCTCGGTAACTGACACCCGCGCCTTTGTCAGAGCTGCGCCAAAGGCATTACCCAGTGCCTCACGGAAACCGTCGCGCAGCTTTTCCGCCTCTTCTTTGGTTTGCTTAACCTTAACTTTTACTTTTTCAATGCCCTCAACGGCGGCATCTGTCTGCACCGACACTTCATCAAGGCCAATGTTTACATTGAGCCCTTGCAGCTCCAGCATTTTCTGTCGAATGCTTTCAAGGGCAGTATTGGCACCCTTAGCGCCAATTTCGCCCGACTCTTTCAAGCTTTCTATTTCGCCCTTAAGGGCCTCCAGGGCTTCTTTTGTTTCCGCTGAACCAATGGCTGCCGCCAAGTTTGTTTCAATATCCTTAGCGGTTTCCAGAGACTTCTCGCTGATGGACTGAAGCGCCGTTTTGACCTCTTCCGCGCCAATTTCACCAGACTCGCCCAGTGATTCAATTTTGGCTTTTAGTTCTGCCAGTTCTTTTTGGCTGTTTACAGCCTCAAGTGCCT